TTTGGTTCTTTTTTATTATAGAGGATGTGAGTTTGTTTGTCAATAGGTCAAATAGATAAAAATAATTTATCTAAGCTTTGGCCCACGCATCCAAGAAACTAATGAAATTCTAGTTCCTCTTTCTACTTTTGTTACTCTATGTGGAATTCTAGAATCAAAGATTACAATTGTTCCTTTTTGTTTCGGAATCGTAATTACATTTGCATGATAATCTATCAACTGCAGTTCTCCACCATCATAATCGTTCTCACTAGTTATAAACAAAGATGCACTTAGTTTTCTGGTATTTTCTAGATAATCTAATCCATAATCGCCGTGCCAAGTATAATGTCCATCTTTATCATATTTACTTACTTGGACCGATTCGATGTTTTCTAAATCATATTCCCAACATTCTCTGTTTGCCTTCTCAAAGTAATGTCTAAAAATAGAGCAGATCCAATGACTATCATATAACCAAAAAATCTTAGAATTTCTAACATTTGTTAGTGTTGGAGAATCTATGTCATTATCTCCTGTAGTTGCAGTTGAAAACAGATCTGGATTTATTCTTCCAATTTCTTTTACTATTAAATCTAATAATTCTGAATCAACCAGTTCAGTATAGCAAACTTTTGCAGTTGCTTCTCTTTTAGTATTTTCCATTCAATAAAAAAAAATACAATGGGAACGCTGGGGCTTGAACCCAGAACCCCAGACTTATAAGGTCTGTGCTCTAACCACTTGAGCTACGCTCCCAATATAACCTAATATAGCATATCAGGTTTTGTTTGTCAAGTCATTTCAACTTGCTTCTTCGTGGTCTGTGTGAATTTTTACAATATCATCATGAATTGAGTCTACAGCCATTCGTATAGTTTCATTATATGGAACTATGACAGCACTGTTTTTACCATCCTTTATAATAAAAGACTCTCCATTTTCTACTCTCTCCATAAGAGCATCGAAGTCTTCTTGGAACTGTTGTACTGTAAATGATTGTAGTTGTTCTAGTTCTTTCATTTTATTTCCTCTGGATTATTTTAGCATATTTTTTTATTGGTGTCAATCAAACATATTTGTCATTTTATTTCAGAATGATATGGACTAAAAATAACATAATTATTGCTCATAAAATTTTAAATACTCGTCAGCATTTTTATAAACATATTTAATATCAGAATATTTTTCACATTCTAAATCCCAGTTTTTAGGTTTCCAATGAAAATACATGTTTCTATAATAATCTCCCTTAAATGGAGCCAGTCTACCGTGAGCACAAAGACTTTCATACAGCAACATTTCACCAGGTTCAAAAAATATTTGATGATGTTTATGTTTGTGATCAAAAAAGTCCAATGGCCAATTTTCTTCTGATTTTTGGTCTACAAAAACTATACAACTTAGTACATGTGTTTGGTACCTATCTCGATGTAGGTGAAGAATAGAATTCCTAACATAACAACGACTGTCAAGCCCATCCCACAGAGAAAAAGAAAGAATGGGCTTGCCGCAAGAGTCTCTACTAAATGAAACATTATATCAATCCTATACTTATCTTACATGATGGCCGCCAAACATATAACGCATACCGTTCAAAATCTTGGCTGCGAAAGTGCCCAAATTGCGTGAATTAAATCTTTCATAAAGGGCAGTAGTAATGACAGGACAGGGTACACCAAGGTCCACAGCGGCAGAAACAGTCCAACGACCCTCACCGCTGTCGGATACACCTCCAAAGAACTGCTTAAGTTCTTCATCATTCCGTAGAACATAAGCGGTAAGGTCAAGTAACCAGCTACCAACAACGCTACCGCGACGCCACAACTCAGCCACCTCAGCAACATCAATATCATAGCAATAACTCTCTGGATCCGCCATAGGTGCCACTTCTGCATCACCTTCTCTGACATACTGAGCACCTGAATTGGCATTTTTAATAATGTTAAATCCTTCTGCATACGCCTGCATTATACCATACTCTATGCCATTGTGAACCATCTTCACAAAATGTCCAGCTCCAGGACCACCACAATGTAACCAACCAAACTCTGCAGATGTTACATCCGAGTTAAACTGAGTCCTTGGGGCAGCGTTGATTCCTGGGGCAAGGGCATCAAAAATACGCGAACAAGTGGCGACTGCAGTATTTCCACCGCCAACCATAAGACAGTATCCACGATCCAAGCCATAAACACCGCCGCTAGTGCCACAATCAATATATTGGATGCCAAGTTTTGCAAGTCGTTCTGCTCTTTTCCGACTGTCTTTAAAATTGCTATTGCCATGATCAATAATAATATCTCCTTCACCACAATATCGTAGTAGTTCATTAATCGTCTCCTCTACTGTTTCTGCAGGCACAACCATTTGAAAAATGCCTGGTTTATTATCACCTTTAACTACTTGAACAAGGCTTTGTATAGAATCCGCAACACCATTAACATATCCGTTTTTATATGCTTCTTGTGCTTTTTCATAATTCCTACGATACCCCCATACTTCAATTCCCTCTTTCATCATACGGCGAGACATGCCTTCGCCCATTCTACCCAATCCAATTAATCCTACTCTCATACATTACTCCCAAGATTCGTATTGTTGTCTAAAATAAATATCAACTTGATTTAAGTCATCTAGATGAATATCACAAAGATAATTATGTTCATCGCACCATTCTAGTGCAAAAACATGAAACAATTCTTCAGATTGCACTCTTTTAACTCCATATGTTCTTGCAAGAGATGACATTACAAAATTCCAGCATTCGTGTTCTTTTTTCATTATTGATACGCACTATTGAGTCCCCAATAAAGAAATATTCCAACAAGTCCAAATATTATTATAGTGTTCAGTATTAAACTATTCATAGTCTTCATCCTCATAAGATGACGGTTCTTCGAAAAGTTCTTCCATTTTTTGTCTTAAAATTATTTCTTGTAGTTGTTTTAAATCTTTTTCTGTAATTGTTACCATTAGATTAAAGAAATATTAAACCATGGAAATAAAGGTGGAATAACACCAATAAGTCTCAGTAATCCCTCAGCAAATAGAGCAAGAACCACCCAACCGACGCACATACTAATGATAGAAGCATTACGGTTGTGTCTTCTGATAGCAGCATCAATCATCTCCTGAACTTCTGAGCGAGTAATAAATTCGTCAGGAGGTTCCATCATTTTACATCTCCAAGAAATTTCGCTAAGGGATCCTTACCAGTTTTTACGATTTCACATGCTCTTTTATAAAACATATTATCTGTATTACCAGATTGTTCAAATGTATTTTTTATTTTAACCCAGTTTTCAAATGTTCTATTATCCATTGAAACAGTGGTACATAATAAGTAATTATAACTAGTAAATCCTTAATGGCAACTGTTTGTCTTGATACAAAAACAAATCAATCAATAACCGTGATTTTTAATACCTTTTGTGTACTTTCTTAACAAAACTCCTGCTAACGAATTAGCTTCGTTTTCGCATTCAGAACCATCTTCACCACTCATTTCTTTACCACTTTGTTTTTGGTGATAGTGAACAAGTTCATGTGCAAGTGTTCTGTATACATCCAATGGATGTCTCTGTGCTATTTGAACTTTAATTTCATCACTACCTAAATTAAAACAACCAAATGTCTTATTATCAATAGAAAACTGTGGGTCATCTATTATAATTACTTTTGGTAATGATGGCAATCCAAGTTCATCTTTTACAAAATGCATAAAATCTTTAACTTGAACCTTTTTTGATTCAGCAAGAAACTCTTTAAATCTCATGAGTTTTTTAGCTATTTATTAACAGAGAATAATGGAATCGAACCATCAGGCGTGAACCTGGCCACGCTTTCAAGGCGTGTTACTAACCATTAGTGCTATCCTCTTTGCTCAATTAACGAACTTCAAAATCCAATTTACGAACTTTTCTTTGGCGTCTTGCCTCTTGCCACATAATATCTTCGTTAGTTAAAACTCTGTTGGATTCCTTTTGTACATAAGAATTCAACATAACTATCTTAGATAAATCTAGTGCAGATATTTTATCTCCCTTGATTGTAGCCATATTTGGACATCCACATGATTTGGATTGTCCAGGATGTGCAGAAACTTCAGTATTGCACTCTTTGCATCTTATCTTTAACATTTTTTCTCATGATGTATTTTTAGATCTTATTATTTATACAAGAAAAACTCACCTTTTGCAAGGTGAGTTATAAAAATACTTATACCTCTGTCTAGGAATCGAACCTAGTTTCCAAGTGCATTGTCTGCCTGTCCTTACCAATAGACTACCAGAGGTTGTGGTAGGTGTTGGGAACTTTACCTATGTCCCCACTCTTGACATTCACCCAAGCACCAGTTTAAACATCGACCTGGGGAGAGGTTTTGGCACCTACATTTGGATGAGTAGTGAGTGCCCACCACTCGCGGAAGACACTTTCCGCAACTTTCACTGCATTAGAGGGCAGTGAATATATGATAGAATCGGATATTTCCAATCCTATCAACTCCCCCGGCAAGATTCGAACTTGCGACAAATCGGTTAACAGCCGACGACTCTACCGCTGAGCTACAAGGGAATAAGAACCTTAAGGTTCAGAGCGGAGTATCGGAATCGAACCGACGACATCTAACTTGGAAGGATAGCGTTCTACCGCTGAACTAACTCCGCATATAAGACAATCATAAACTATTTTAGTTTGATTGTCAAGTCTTTTTATTTTTGGACTACTTCAAGATCAACACCAATGGCTCGAAGCCAAGTATTTAGATTCTCCATAAGAAATTCACTATCAGGATTTTCAAAATTAATTCGAATATCACGAATTGTATCATGATTTTCATTCCTGGCAGAATAACCAAGATCATAAGAAGTGTTGATTGTTTTGTTTTTTGCCATTTAAATGAGATGGAGTAAGTGTGATATACCTCATAAGGATATAACAGGGACTTACCCTCTATCACTTTTATATATGGAGATTAACTCCAAGCGTCTTGGGAGGGACTCGAACCCCCGACCAACTCATTAGAAGTGAGTGGCTCTATCCATCTGAGCTACCAAGACAAGAGACCTCCCTGTTTGTGCATCGTTGAGAGGCATGGGAGGGAAGGGACTTATACAAGGTTTGGACCCCTGCTGCCCATAAGACAATTATAAGACATGATGTCCGAATTGTCAAGTCCTCGTTCCCAGACTCGAACTGGGACTCCTTTCAGAAGCGGTTTTTGAGACCGCTGCGGCTACCGATTACGCCAAACGAGGATGTAAGAAGTATATCACTGTTTCGTGCAGCTGTCAACCCATGGAGCGCATAACCTCATTTCTCCACCAAGTGATTTACATTCATCAGTGTAGCACACTGATTCATCTATGTCAAGTTCACTGTATATGGGTTTGTACTTTTTGTCTGCCTCTTGTATGATTCTATCATACTCTGGGGTAACTT